ATTTTTCCATATCTTCTGGATCAGGAATAAGCAAGAGTCATTTGATGAAATTGTTTATGAATACCATAGCAGCAGCTAATGGTATTCCGTATGGACCTGATTATACCCACAATTTAAATATAGGGAATAGTTTTCAGTCTGGATGGAAAAACCATACTACTTGTGTTAGTGTGGATGATGCCGCTGCAATGAGGGAGACTGTAGCCACAGCTTTAATTTTAGCAGATTGGCTGTTAAGGGCTTCAAATAATGTTCCTCATGAACTGTTGGGAGCTGGAGTAGATGAGAAAGGTGTTTTGTTTAATAGATCACTAATAGAGTGTTGGTCTTCCAACAGTTTTAATATGTTTTTTCATAAGGATGCTAGATTCCCTTCTGCTTTACAACGAAGGTTTAGATGTAAAATAGTAGGTAGAGTTAAGAAACAATATACTAAAACTACAGGAGCACATGGATCTTCTACCCAAATAGATTATAGCAAACTCTCAGTTGATATGCAAAAAGAGATTGCACCGGATGCATGGGAATTTGATGTACATGCTGCGGAGATAATAGATGCTGGAGTTAAGGTGAAGATGGAACCAGGACCCGAACAGGAGGAGGTTGACAATGATGTTGTGTATCCGATTCAGGAGTTTAATGGTAAGAAGTTAAAGAGTGTTGGAGTGGATGAGTTATTGGACTATCTTATCTCTGATTCTAAAGACCATTTTTCAACCCAATATAAGGTGCTAGAAATGCACGATAGGTTGAATAATACGGATAACTACTGTGTTCATGGAAAGCCTAAGTGCCTTAAATGTCCGAAGTGCATAATCGATAGATGCGCTTCCATGGGAACTGACGTTTTGGAGTCAAAAGAGGCTGTTTTTCGGACCAAGGTTATGGAAAAGGTGGATTTTAGGAATTATAGGAATTCTATTTTCCAAGGGAAGAAGATTGGAGATTCTGAGGGTGAATTTTCATTGCCAAAACTAGTTGAAGCTGATGTGGATATTGGTCATTATGGCTACTTCAAAAAGGAACTTCTGAAGCGAACAAAGTTCGAGTTTGGTGATAAAATACATAAAGTTACTGTAAACCAGGGTAATATGTTGTATGATCCGTTTATGAACCTGATGGTTGGTTTTCCGACTGAACATCATGGGTCAATACCAGATTTAGATCATATTGCTCCAGAATCACAGAGAGGTCACAGAGTTAGTGTGCTTAAAGGACTTATAGAGTTAGTTAAAGACAGCAAACTTGACACTTCTGAGGATTGGGCTACTGTGCGTGACACGTTACAACTTGGGAACACATTAAGACAAAAGATGGTTACTACGTTGCAAACTTGGTTTGACTCAGTTGCCATCGATGTGATATTAGCGATTGTGGATCGAATTCTTAGTTATATACAGAAGTTTTTCGCCGGACCATGGAAATTTGTACCATCGGTTGTTGAGGGAACTGTTGTGGGGGCTTACCTACATATGCAGAATCCTTTGTACCGAGTGGCAACGTGTTTGGATTATTGTGACTATAAGTCAAGGAGGTTGGCTGCCTGGAAGGAAGGCACCCTACATTTTGGTAATGTCAAACACCAAGATTATTGGGTTAATAAGGTATGGAATTTTATACGGACTGAGACTAATGAAGAGAAACGGAAACGCAAGGTTAGAGATGGTCTAACGTTTTCGGAGTTCTCCATGCAGTCAGGTTTTTATGTGTCAAATAGGGAAAAGAGAATAAAAGATTCTAATCCCGATTTTATAAGAGATACTATACTACCTTTAGTTGGTTTAGGTGGTGCTCTTCACACATTTATACCGTCTTTTATAAGAAGTTTGAACCTTATGTATGTTGAACAAGAAATGGGAGTGTCGGTTCCCGTTGACATGATCGAGGAATTGGATAAGGAGGATCGGATAACATGGTATAAGGATCGTCAAGAGACTTTCCGTAATCAGATACCTGTGAATCCCACTTTGGATTTTACTACGCTTGAAAACAAGTTGCGCAGGAATACGTTGAATTTGTATAACACAGTTACAGGAGAAAGAACTGGAGGATTTTCACCCAAGAATCAGTTTATACTTGTTCCGTGGCACTTTGCCAAAGCTTCTTTGGGAAACCTAATAAGAGTTGTAAAAGTGTCTACAAAAACGTTTTCACCTGGCAATGCCTATGTGGAATTCCCACTAACAGTCGATATGGTCACTAAATTGCCCGGAGACGCTGCTCTTATGCATGTTTCTAAGCTTATGGATCATTTACAGACAAAGGATATGATGGAGTGGTTCCCTGAAGCACTCACTACAGATCCTTCTGCCGGACGACTAATTTGGAAAGATGGTAGTGGTGACCCGCATATGTTTGACCTTAGTGGCATTGATTATAGACCTAAATTGAATACAGAAGATTTAGGTCCTGGACAAGATGCAAAGGATCCCTTCCAGGGATATACATACAACTTTAAGACGTTTGATGGGTTGTGTGGCGCTGTACTTGTTGATCATTCACATAAAAAGAGTCATGTCATGGGATTTCATGTTGGAGGTGTTAAAGCCAAAGGAATAGGTGTTTCTGTGGGCATTACTCGTGGCGTGTTGCAAGAAGCTATGGATGGCATAAACCACGTTAAGCAGGAGAGTGTTCTTAATTTGTGCTCATATGGAATTGAGCTTTTAAATAAAGAAGTGTACCATAAGAACCCGGTTTTTGATACTGTTGACCGAATAGATGATGTCGAAGTTATCGGATCGGTTGATAAAAGAATTACACCTGTGGCTAAAGTTGTGCAAACTCCAATAAGTGATGCAGTTATATCTGCTTTCTCACTGAAGAGTGCGTGGGCAGCTCCTGCATTTAAATTTGGAGGTGACAAGAGACATGGAGTGAGGAGTTTGTATAGAGCGTTGGCTAAAAAGAAGACATTAAAACGTACTGATCTCCTTGACAGGGCTGTTAAGGATTATACCGAATGTATGCTCAAGCCTATAAAGAAGGACTATGACTTTTGGAAAGAGGAATTGGCTTTCCTAACGGATTACCAAGTTGTTAATGGGAATGGTAAACGGTTCGTCTCACTGATGAATATGAGTACAAAATTTGATGCTCATTTACCTGGCACTAAGGCTAAGCATGCTGTTCAACACCCTGATGGTCACTGGGAGTTTAATAAGTACGTAATGGATGAATTTCACTTGCGTGAAAATAAGATGGGACGAGGAGAACTCACATATGAACTATTAGTTCAAGGTTTGAAAAATGAACCTACACCTGTTGCTAAGGTTGAAGAGGGAAAGGTCCGCAATTTCTTTATGTGCGGAACTCCCTTCCAGATGATAATGAGGAAGTATCTGCTTACTACTTGTAGGTACTTTTGCTTAACGTCTAGTGATAGTGAGTGTTCTGTTGGAATAAATCCTCATAGTACAGACTGGGATAGGCTTTGGAAGGCTATCAGCATATTTCGGAATTTAATAGCTCTTGATTTTAAAAATTTCGATTTAACCACGCTGTATGAGGTGTTGGAAAAAGCACTAGATTTGTTGTTTGCGCCTATAAGAGCGGTTGGAAACAATACTGAATTCTCGGACAATGTTATGATGGTAATAAAACATAGTATTTTGCATTGTTTGTGTGACATATCCGGCGATGTTATGATTTTGAGAGGGATCATTCCTTCCGGAGTGTCTATCACGTCTATTATTGGGTGTATCACTAACTCCCTAAATTTTAGGATGGCGTATTTCTTTTTGGATTCTGGGACCAAACTCAGTTTCCAAGAGGTTATTTGTCTCCGTACGTTTGGGGATGACGCCCTTGGAAGCACTAAAGACAAGAGGATGACCGTGAAAAATCTATTATATGCTTTTAC